AAAGCTCGCTTTCGGGTAAATCCGGCATCACGCCCACTTCCGACCTGGCTAACCGCAAATGGCAAGTACCTGTTACAAGGTGGAACTACAGTGAAGCCAACTCTCACATGGTCAGCTCAATCGGTTCTTCTACGGTAGCGGCGTGGCTCTTACCCAATACGGACATATTCCCTCAAATTGCATTGACGAATCTTGCTGTGGGTGTAGGCGACGGAGGTGAAACGGAATTTACCTGCCCGATACCAAAAATAGTACCAGGGTCGGAGTCGGTCAGGGTTAACGGCGTGTTAATGACCCGGGATGTAGACTACACCATCGATTATAACAACAATGCTGCGGAGTATCCGGAGCTGTTCGAAACGACAGATCCCAAAAGAAGCACCATATCCGGCGGTGGGAGACACACCAGCTATTATTACTATCCCTTTGTGGTATGGGGTGTTTACAAAACCGGAATAAACTGTATCAACTCGAGCACTCCAATCATTTTGGATTTCGGAACGGCAATAAAAGTAAACAGGCTCTATATGCCGACCGGAACCATGTACTTTGGAGGTTCAGGCAGTCCAAGTACCGCAATCGGCTTTGACTACTCGGATGATGGTGTCAACTGGACAAATCTTCATACCACAGCAAGTGCCTCCTACAGCAGTGTAAGTGCTGACTTAAGTCTGGAAACACCGATTATTGCCCGCTACTGGAGAATTACATCGACATCTTCTACGCAAATAGGTTGCGGCCGATGCCCGAATATCCTTCTTGGATATGTCACTCCCGGACTCGTTTTCACGACACCGCCTGCAGCAGGTGCGTCCATAGAGATGGATTGTGCAATCGACAGGCCTATTAAGAACGAAAACTGGGTGCTTGACTTTTCATTTGCTGTTCAGTTTGAAAGGGGCTGATGCCTATGATTCTAACCTTTGATTATACAGAGTCGATAGGTAGCGGCCACTCTCCGCAGATCGTTCACATGATGGATAACGGCTTTCGTATCCTTTACGTGGATGACAGCGGTCTGGTTAAAGGCATCGTTTCGTTTCCTGAACTCGGGCTGTATGGCGATTTGAGTTGGGAAACCAAAGGCCGGATGTCTCCGGATGAGAGTATTGCTTATCCCAGTTTGAAAAAGATCGCACACTACGGAGCCTTCGGTTTTTGGAGTGCCGGTACAGAGCATCGCTTCGTGATGTATATGCTGCCGACAGATATTACCGAGACGCTCATCGATGGAACCATCAATCACACCAAGGACAGCCCGGTATCAAGCGCCTCTTTCAACCTCCAAAACGTTAATGGTTATTTGCTGCGTAGGTACCGGTCACTGATTTCACCCAACGCAATGCTTGAACTATATTTCTCAATGGGAACAGCAGATGAAATATCCCTTGGGAAATGGTATATCGACAGAGTAAGCACAGCCATACCGGGTAACAACCTCTCCGTAACCGCGAGAAATACCATAGGTAAACTGCTGAAAGAACAAACCTTTGACGAGACAGCTACTTATACGGAAACAACACTGAGTGATAATCTGAGAGCAATCCTCTCATATGCCGGTGTTGAGTCCTTTTTTGTGGGTGATGTGGGCAAGAGCTGGAAGCTGAGCTTTGAAGCGCAGGATACGCTGCTTGGCGGCATCGAAGATATCATAAGGCTCCTGCCGGGTTGGAAGGTGGAAGAAACAGCAGACGGCGTGGTTGGCATCGGGTATTTCACAGACGCTCGGTTCGATCAGCCTACCACATACCAGTTCGAACGTGATAAGAATTGCTGGAGCTATGCAAGCGAATATTCTGATGAGAATACCTACGCAAGAGTATGTATCCTCTGCAAGGAACCGGAAAACAGGCTTTACATTGATTTGGACCCGCATAAGCTGTGGCCCATCCCGGAACACCGGACACTATATATTACAGTACCGGATGGGACGACCTTAGTCGAGATGGAAAGCTATGCGGCTGAACTTGCCGAGGGAATTGCGTTATCCGGGCGTGTGGAGACCTTTGCAGGCCGCTTCACTCCGCAGATGGTAATCGGGGATGCGGTGGTGATGGTTGACGGTGATATCTCAGAAAACCTCGGTACCGTTACGTATGTAAAACACACAATGGGGAGCAAGGGTTTCTATACCGAATTTACGGTAGACAGCGGCGGACGAAAAGGCAAACCAATGCTGAAGGATTATCTATCCCAGCTCTCCGGAAGCAAGACATCAAAATCTATTATTACAAACGAATCGTGATGAGCGCCTCCTCCGGGGCGCTTTTTCATTGTTCAAAAGAAAGAGAGGCTCATTATGAAGGAAATATGGATATGGATTCAAGCGGCAGTTACTGCTATCGGTGGGGCGCTGGGTTGGTATTTAGGCGGTTTGGACGGCTTCCTTTATGCGCTCATCACCTTTGTGGTCGTCGATTACATCACAGGTGTGCTTCGGGCAATTGTGGAGAAGAAGCTGTCCAGCCGAATCGGAGCGCACGGCATCGCCAAAAAGGTCGCTATTTTTTTGGTAGTCGGTATCGGTCATCTCATCGATACCTATCTGCTCGGCGGTCAGGGTGCGCCGCTTCGCACAGCGATTATCTTCTTTTACATCGCTAATGAGGGAATTTCTCTCGTTGAAAATGCCACGGCTATCGGCCTACCCGTACCTGAAAAGTTGAGAGATGTGCTGGCACAGCTTCACGGAAAGGATGAAAAACATGAATCTGCAAAAACTGATATTTACGAATAACGCCTGTTACAAGGCAGGCCGGACCATTATCCCCAAAGGAATTATGGTTCACTCCACCGGGGCGAACAATCCCAATCTGAAACGCTATGTTGGTCCAGATGACGGTTTACTCGGAAAGAACGAATACAATAACCACTGGAATCAAGATAAGCCCGGCGGTCGTCAGGTCTGCGTTCATGCCTTCATCGGCAAGCTGCCGGATAGAACAATCGCCACATACCAGACCCTTCCGTGGAATCACAGAGGCTGGCATGCCGGAGGTGCTGCGAACGATACACATATCGGCTTCGAGATCTGCGAGGATGGCTTGACCGATAAAGCCTATTTCAACGCAGTCTACAAGGAAGCCACAGAACTGTGTGCCTATCTCTGCAAGGAGTATAATGTCGACCCGATGGCAGATGGCGTTATTATCGGTCATTACGAGGGGCATAAATGCGGCATCGCCAGTAACCATGCCGATCCAGGCCACTGGTTTCCGAAGCACGGCAAGTCAATGGATACATTTCGCGCCGAAGTTCAAAGGTTGCTCAAGGCAACAGAACCTTCAAAGCCTCCCACTCCCAACCCAACTGAACCTAAAAAGCTATACCGTGTACAAGTCGGCGCTTACGCCGTCAAAGCCAATGCTGATGCCATGCTCAAAAGAGTCAAGGCGGCGGGATTTACGGATGCTTTCATCAAAACCGAATAACCAGTATATGCTGGTACGCAAGAGCCCCTCTTCTGTCTGTAGACGGTAGAGGGGCTCTTTTCATTTCCCCTCCGAATGGAGGAAAGCTGAGTGAACAACTTACAAAACCAAGGTATCAGCACAAGCGATATTAATGCTGTATCGGAAAAAAGGCCTGTACCGCAGGAACAAATGCAGCGTGAAGTCGATTATGTCAGGGCACAACAGATACTAACCGCAATGATGAATTGTGGACTTATTTCCTTGTCAGAGTTCAACAAGATAACCGAGCTAAACCGCAAAACTTTCTCACCATTATTAGCTGAGATTATGCTCTAAAACCGTTGATATAACTTGGTTTTGACGGTAACATGTGACACTGACCAAGGAGGTGAGAAATTGAAAAAGGTAACAAAAATAGCTCAAAATACAGTCGGTTTGGCTGAACAATCCAAGCTCAGAGTTGCAGCTTATTGCCGTGTGTCTACCGACAGTGATGAGCAACTCGTCAGTCTGGATACGCAAATAAAACACTACGAATCCTACATCAATGCAAACCCTGAATGGGCGTTTGCAGGTCTTTATTATGACGAAGGTGTCACAGGTACGAAAAAAGAAAAACGGTCTGAGCTGCTTCGGATGATTGCTGACTGTGAAGACAGAAAAATAGACCTCATTGTAACGAAGTCTATCAGCAGATTTGCTCGAAATACAACCGATTGTCTTGAACTGGTGAGAAAGCTGCTTAACCTTGATGTTTTCATTTATTTCGAGAAAGAGAACATCAACACAGGGTCAATGGAAAGTGAACTCATGCTGTCAATCCTAAGTGGACTGGCCGAAAGTGAATCGGTTTCCATCGCTGAAAACAACAAGTGGTCAATTCAGCGTCGCTTTCAAAATGGCACGTACAAGATATCCTATCCACCCTATGGCTACGACAACATAGATGGTGAGATGGTCGTTAACGAGCAACAAGCAGAAATTGTTTGCTATATTTTCGCTTCAATTCTATCCGGTAAAAGCACTCATAAAATCGCCGACGAGTTGAACAACCGAAAAGCACCCACTAAAAAAGGTGGCCGCTGGACAGCAACAACAATCCGTGGAATGGTGAGGAACGAAAAATATACAGGAGATGCCATTTTTCAAAAAACCTATACCGATGTCCATTTTAATCGCCATAACAACAATGGGGAAAAAGATCAATATCTAATTCGAAAGCATC